GCCTCAAATCATTACCTAGACACGAAACCCCTAAATTGTCAAATATTAGACAAAGTGTGCTAATATGTAAACATGGGTCGTATACTGCAAACATTCGGATTACAAACTAAACCAATCCTCGAAGCGCAGTCCGCCCCTCAAGTTTTAGGCGAATATTCGCCGTATGCAATGCCGTTTCAATATGCGTATGTTTCACGAACAGAAGCAATTTCAGTTCCTGCATTACAGAGATGCCGCAATCTTCTCGCTGGCACAATCGGCGCAATTCCTTTAGAGCTTTACAAGAAATCTACAAATGAAGAACTTGGCTCTCCTGTATGGATGGAGCAACCTTCTTACTCACAGCCACGATCAGTAACAATCGCCTGGACTGTTGATTCATTATTATTTTACGGACAAGCCTTTTGGAAGGTTGTCGAAGTTTATAACGAAGATGGCAGACCATCACGCTTTGAGTGGATTGCAAACTCTCGCGTAACTGCAACACTTGATTCTACAAATACTTTTGTTCGCTCTTATGCAGTAGATGGCATTACATTACCAATGGACGGATTAGGTTCACTAATCACATTCCAATCATTAGGCGATGGCATTCTCAATAGCGGAGTGCAAACAATTCGCGCTGCTATCGATGTTCAGAAAGCCGCTGCTGTTGCAGCGGGAACTCCAATGGCTACTGGCTACATCAAGAACAATGGCGCAGACCTTGATCCTAAAGAAGTTCAAGGATTGCTTAACGCATGGAAGAACGCACGCAACAACCGTTCAACAGCGTACCTGACTTCAACACTTGAATACACACCAGTTTCGTTTTCACCAAAAGAAATGATGTACAACGAAGCGATTCAGAATCTCGCGACAGAGATTGCTCGCCTTTGCAATGTGCCTGCTTATTATGTTTCTGCTGAGATGAATAACTCAATGACTTACTCAAATGTTCAAGATGAGCGCAAGCAATTTTTAGCATTATCTTTACAGCCATTTATCACAGCGATTGAAGATCGTCTATCGATGGATGATATTACTCCTAGAGGTCATGTCGTGAAGTTTGACATCGATAAGACATTCTTGCGTACAGACCCACTTGCAGAACTAGCAGTAATTGAAAAATTGCTATCGCTTGGACTCGTCACAACAGAGCAAGCGATGGAAATGACAGACCTATCACCTAATGGAAGCAACGGTATGGAATGAACCAAATCGTAACCCTTACAGCCGAACTCACAGCAGATGCTGCTAGCCGAACCATCTCTGGCAAGATTGTGCCATTGAATGTAGAAGCAGGTTCAACCAATTACGGCAAAGTAATCTTTGAATCAGGATCAATCGAGATTCCAGAAGCCAAATCAATCAAGTTGCTTAGCCAACACGATGTCAAAAAGCCTTTGGGTCGCGCTGTTAGCTTCTCAGAATCAGACGATGCAATCAACGCAGTATTTTCTATCAGTCGTTCGCAGCGTGGTACTGAGGCTCTCATCTTGGCAGAAGAAGGACTCCAGTCAGGGCTGAGTATTGGAGCAGAAGTTCTCAAGTCAAAGATTAAAGATGGCGTGACTTATGTATCCGCTGCTCGTTTAGTCGAAGTAAGTTTAGTAACGGAGCCAGCATTCAAGTCTGCTCAGGTTACTGATATTGCAGCAGAAGAAGCCGAAAAGGTCGAAGAAGCTGTAACCGAAACCCAACCAAAAGAAAGCGAGACAGTAGTGGAAGAAACCACAGCAGTCGAAGCAACACCATCAGTAGAAGCTGCGGCTGTCGAGGCTGCTCGTCCTACTGTTACAGCAATGGCTTACACAAAGCCACGCATTGAAATCACAGCTGCTAAGTATGCAGAAAACACAATCCGCGCAGCACTAGGTGATGAGTCAGCTCGTCAATACCTACTTGCAGCAGACAACACAACAGACAACGCAGGTCTTGTACCAACACGCCAACTGTCTGAAATCATTAACCCACTTGGAACAACAATCCGTCCAAGCATCGATGCAATCTCTCGCGGAGTGCTTCCAGATGCAGGTATGACATTCGAGATTCCTAAGATTACACAGATGCCAGCAGTCGGCGAAGTTGCAGAAGATGCAGCATTCACAGACACAGATCAGAACTCAGCGTTCTTGTCAGTATCTGTTAAGAAGTACGCTGGACAACAGACATTCTCTGTTGAACTTTTAGATCGTACTTCTCCAGCATTCTTCGATGAGCTAGTTCGCAACATGGCAGCAGCTTACGCAAAGACAACAAACGCAGCAGTAAACGCTGCACTTATTGCTGGTGCAACAGCAGATGCAACAACAACAGTTACATATCCAACAGCAGCAGAATTGCTAGGAATTGTTGCTCGCGGTTCAGCTTCTGTTTACGCAGCTACAGCAGGACTTCCAAACCCATTTGCTCGCAACATGGTTGTATCAACAGGACAATGGTCAAACATCATGTCACTTAACGATTCAGGTCGCCCAATCTACACAGCATCACAGCCAATGAACGCAGGCGGACAAGTTGCGCCTACATCACTTCTAGGCAATGTTGCAGGACTCAACCTTTATGTTGATCCTACAAACGCTGGCGATGGCGATGGAACAATTCTCATCGTAAACCCAGATGCTTACACATGGTATGAGTCACCAACATACCGCCTACGCGCAGAATCAACTGCAGCAGGTTCAGTAACAATCGGCTACTACGGCTTTGGCGCAATCGCGACTAAGGTCGGAGCTGGTGCGTTCAAGAACAACAAGGCGTAAGTAACACCCTAAGTCGCTGGGAGCGGGGCGCAGCCCTTGCTCCGCTCCCAGTCTTTAGAAAGGATATGGAATGTCACTTTGCACAGTTGCAGAACTTCGCTCAGCATTAGGAGTTGGAAGTCTGTACGCGGACGCTACGCTTCAACAGACATGCGATGCCGCCGATGCTGTGATTATTCCTATGCTTTGGGCTCCTAAATGGTTTCCTGTAGCTCACAGCAACATTGTTGGCACAGGCACTTTATATTTTGATATTCCTGTTAAAGAAATTTTCTATGTTGGTCAGACTGTAACTATTGCTAATTCTGGCACTAAATACAATGGCTCCAAAACAATTACAGCCGTTGGTGCTTATTCAATTTCAGTTACAACAACTCACACAACTGAACAACCTAAACATCCTATTGATCCATTTGGCACAGTCACAGCAGAAACCTACACAGACTGGACAGCCGATTCAGCAGTTCAAGAAGCTGCACTTATGATTTCAGTTGATGTGTGGCAATCACGCCAGACCAGTTCATCAGGCGGCGTATCACCGGACTTTACTCCTAGCCCATATCGCATGGGTAACACTCTCTTGGCTAGAGTTCGTGGACTTATTGCTCACGCACTTGATCCGCGTTCGATGGTCGGATAATGCCAGTTGCTCTCACTACTCTTAGAACCACGATTGCGACAGCATTAGTCGATAACGCTAAGTGGCAAACTTTTGCGTTTCCACCAGCAACAGTCTTGGCTAACTCAGTAATTGTTAGCCCTTCTGATCCATATTTAGAGCCTAATAACAATCAACACAACACCATTGCTCCAACTGCTAACTTTAAGATAATCATCACCGTTCCTTTATTTGATAATGAAGGAAACCTCAATGGAATTGAAGATGCCCTTGTGGGTGTGTTCAACAAACTCGCAGCATCCTCATTAGTTTATAATGTGGGAGCAGTAACCCAGCCAAGCGTTCTTAACGCAGCATCTGGCGACCTGCTTACTTGCGAGATGTCACTATCCGTTCTAACTACCTGGAGCTAAACCATGACCGATATGGAACAATGGGAAAAAGAAAACGAAGCATTCCTGGCTAAAATCGGTCAGGTAAAGCAAGCAGTATCAAAGCCAGCATCTAATAAGAAAGACGAGGAATAATCCTAATGGCTGTATTTCTGAACAACAATGTAGGCGTTAAGATTAACTCTGTTGATCTTTCTGACCATGTAACAGCAGTAACAATCAATCGTTCATTTGATGAGATCGAAATCACTACGATGGGAGACTCCAGCCATAAATTTACGAAGGGCTTGGAAGCATCAACAGTTACAATCGACTTCCTCAATGACACAGCATCAGCGAATGTTCTTGCAACACTTCAAGCTGCATGGGGAACAACTGTTACAGCAGTATTCCTACAGACAAAGGGAACAGCAGTATCTGCTACAAACCCTCTCTACACAGTTTCATTGCTAGTCAATAACACAACAGACATCAATGGTGCTGTTGGCGATATTGGCACACAATCAATCACATTTACTGCTAACTCAACAGTTGCAGTAGCCACAACAGGTACTTTCTAAACAACTAAACAAAGGGGCACAGCATGGCAAAGTTAAAAGTAACAAGGGCAGATGGATCAGTTGGGGAATACCCAATCACTCCATTAGTGCAGTATGGCTTCGAGATTTACGCTAAAAAGGGCTTTCACAAAGCGTTTATCGAAGACCAGAAGCAAAGCGATATCTTCTGGCTAGCCTGGGAATGTATCCGCCGTTCGGGTGAAACTGTTAAGCCATTCGGAGAGCAATTCATTGAAACCTTGACTTCGGTTGAGGTATTAGATGATGACCCTTTGGCTTAGGGCGCGACTCGATCACCTATCTGATTGCTAAATTGAGTGTCAGACTCGGGATCGCGCCACAACAATTATTAGAGCTAGATGAAGTAATGCTAAAGAACCTAATCAAGGTTCTACAGGATGAAGCGAAGGAGGCTAGAGATGCCAGCAACCGTCAAAGGCGGCGTTGAACTTCGCAAGGCACTTCGTAACTTCGCTCCTGAATTAGGCAAAGAAACACAGAAAGAAATTACAGGCGTGTTAAAGCCTGTTGTAAAAGAAGCTAGAGGATTTGTCACAGGTTCGCCTTTATCTAACTGGGCGCGTGAAGGTGGCAAGTTTCCTGTGTTTAACGCATCTATTGTCAAGCGCGGTATTGGTTATAAAACAACACCATCAAAGCCTAATCGCAGAGGCTTTACAGCATTAGCACAGATTCGCAACCGTTCAGCAGCTGGTGCTATTTATGAAACAGCAGGTCGCCGCGCACCAGGCACAAAGCCTTCATCTCGTCCTAACTTTGCTCAGGCAATGGGCCCACTTACAGGATCAGGCAAAGAGCGTGGTCGCTTGATTTATAATGCTTGGGAAAACGACAAGGGCAACGCTACAAAGGCTGTTCTAAAGGCTATTGACAATGCTGGTAAGACTTTTAATCGAATGGTAGGCACTCGCTGATGGCTAATGTAGTAATTGATATTGCAGCCGAATACACCGGCAATAAAGCATTTAAGCAGGCTGAAACTGCTACACAAAAGTTAGAGAAAAGCGTTGCTAAGTTAGGCAAGCAACTAGCAGGAGTCTTTGCTGCATCTAAGTTATATGCATTTGGCAAAGCATCAGTCAAAGCATTCGCAGCAGATGAGAAGGCAGCACGATCATTAGCATTAGCCCTAGCCAATACAGGTAATGCTTTTGCAGCCATCGAGGTTGAAAAGTTTATTGGTGACTTGCAACGCGCTACAGGCGTTTTAGATGATGACTTGCGCCCAGCGTTTAGAGCATTACTTACAGCTACTGGCGATGTCAAGAAGTCACAAGATGCGTTAGCACTAGCTCTAGATATTTCAGCAGGTACTGGCAAAGACTTAGGCGCAGTATCAGCCGCATTAAGTCGTGGATTCTTAGGTCAGACAACAGCCCTTAGCCGCTTAGGTGCAGGACTAGACAAAGCCACATTAAAGACTGGTGACATGGATGTCATCATTGGACAACTTACAGACAAGTTCAGAGGTCAGGCACTAGCCGCTGCCGAAGGCTATGCAGGCGCGATTGCCAAGCTCACAGTTGCTTCCAATAACGCAAAAGAGATTATCGGCAAAGACCTTCTTGATGCCATGCAGATGGTTGCAGGAGAAGAAGGCATCGGCGGAGCAACAACAGCAATGGAAAGTTTTGCCACTCAAATTGGTAATGCAATCTATGGCATTGGTGTTCTTACAAAAGCAATCAAATCTATACCAGGTGCAGGATTTATCGGTGATGTTCTAGCCGCTGGTACTCAGATTTCAGGAATTGGACTTCTTTCTAGATTAGGTGCATCAAGTAAAGCGCGTTCAGCAGGTACTCCAGCCCAATCGCCTGGACAACGCAAAGCCATCGATAAAGCCAATGCCGATGCAATCAGACTTCAAAAGTCCAAGAACACTTTATCTAAGATTGATAACGACAATACTGCTAGAAAACTAGTTCTTACAGGCGATCAGTTAGCCCTTCTAGAATTAGAGAAGAAGTTCGATGTAGAGCGCATTGGCTTATTTGCTGCCATGAATCAGGCAACTGATGGTGAAACAAAGATGCGCCTTTTATCTCTCATTGCTATCAAGGATCAGAACGCCGCTCTTGCTGGTCAAATTATGAATGCCAATAAAGCAACCGATGCTCTAGAAGCATTCCGTCAAGCCATTCTTGCAGCCATTCGAGCATTGTTAGACAAGGTTCAAAACGAACTTGCACAGCTACAGGCTTTGACTGGCAACACCCCAGTTACAGCAGGCACATCAACTTTTATGACCAATGACCCAACAGCGATATCTGGTGGCATTCCTAACACAGCATTGTCTATGGACTTTGGTGCTGGAACATTTAGAGCTGCTGAATCTCGCACAACAAACATTTCAGTAAATGTTCAAGGCTCAGTTACTACTGAGCGCGATCTAGTCAATGCCATTACTCAGGGCATCTATAACAATCAGGCTTCTGGAATCCCAATCTCCTATACGACTGCGTACAGATAATGGCATTACCAGCAACAATCTCGGTCAAGATAAATCTATCGGGTGGAGCTTCATTCGGTAATCCGTTTATCTTGGGTACTTCACAGTTAGGCTTTGCTGAACTAGCTTCTGCCATTCCTGTCATTGTTGATGTTTCTGCACAAACCACTAACATCTCAACTCGCAGAGGTCGCAACCTTTTGCAGGATAATTACGAGTCTGGTCAGGCAACTATTAGAGTTGTTGATCCAAACGGTGACTTCAACCCACAGAACACTTCTAGCCCCTATTACGGGCTATTACAGCCACTTAGGAAGATACAGGCATCTGCTATCTATGGCGGAGTTACTTATGGCTTATTTGGCGGTTATATCACCGAATATCGCTATACCTATCCGACTGGGCAGGAAACGGGTTACGTTACTTTTGTCGTCTACGATGCATTCCGCTTGATGTATAACTCCAATGTCACAACCGTTACAGGTGGCACAGCAGGGCAGACAACTGCACAGCGCGTTCAATCTATCTTGACAATGATTGCCTGGCCGCCTGCTTTTACTAGCATTGGCACAGGTGCTACAACTTGCGTGGCAGACCCTGGAACAACTCGCACAGTCTTAGAAGCTATTCAGACTGCTGAGTTCACAGAGCAGGGCGCGTTCTACATCGATGAAAACGGCGTAGCAACCTTCAAGGGTCGACAGTTCGTCTACGATGCACAAGCTGCTAGCCCAACAGTATTTAACCAAAATGGCACAGGGATTAACTATGCAGGCATTACCTTTGCACTTGATGACAAGACAATCGTGAACAAGGCAACCGTAACCCGTATCGGTGGCACAGCCCAGACTTATTCAGATGCCACA